GGCGGTAACTAGCCCGGCTTCAACTCCTCGCTTGGCTCCGACTCCAACGGCGGCGGCCATGTTCTGGATCGAGTTGGCATCTATTGAAACTATGCTTATACCCCCCGAAACACCCACATTCATTTTTGAGAAATTCGGCTCAAGCAATCCCCCTTGCTCAAACTTCACCCCATAGCCCCGGTCGCTGTTGATGGCAGATAGTACGGCACGTTTCCCTGGAAAGTTTACAGTGCTGAGTTTTTGCAAAATAGGGTAGTAGCGCCCTGTGTTGTGCTTGTTCACTATGGCGGTGCCTCCCTGACCGTCGTCTCCTATCCATTCCCCGCCCTCAGCTTCAATTGTGGTATTTCCTACCTGGACAGGAACACCCCCGTGCGCGTGGCTTGGCCCCTTTATGATCATGCCCTTAGCGGCTTTTTGTGCGCTGATTTGGGCAATTTGTGAAGTGGTGGTGAAGGTCAAGAACGCGATTTGGGCACCTTTCACAATTGCCCCGAATGGATCAGGAATTGTAGTTGGGGCTGACAAGATATTGACAACACCCGAAGCAAGCGAAGACAAAGCGGATGCTATTCTATACCGCTTTTGTTGTTCAAATTCTTTCTTTCTTATACGCTCTTGCTCTGCTGCAAGCTCTTTTTCAAGCTTTTCTTTCTTCTTGGTGTTGTCCCCTGCAAGTTCAATTTCTTTGGCGTATCGCTCTTCTATTGCGTTCAATTCGGACTCATTTCGCGCACTGGCAAGACCTGAAATTGCGGCCCCGGCCTCAGTGAGGGTGTCAAAGAATCGGCCAGAGGTGAAGAAGTTACCGAACTCTTCAAGCAAAGCATCTAAACTTACCTCTAAATCTGTCCTGGTTCTGGATGTGAACTGCTGTACGCCTTCGCCAATTTCTTTTCCAAGATCAGCAAGTCTATTTAATAAGCTTTCCCCAACGACCTTTAGCCCCTTTTCAGATACTTGCACCTGCTTCAATACCCCGTCCTCGGTTATGGTTTGGGTTCGCTGGAAGGTTCTTTGTGAAGCGTCTTGTATTTTTTGCGCCTCTCCTATGAATCCGGTTAAATTATCAAGCAGTGTCTTTTGTTCCTTTTCTGCTTTTTGTAGTTGGCCCTTGGCGGCAAATAAGCGTTCAAATAATGCGGGTTGGTCTTTTGGTGCGACTTTATCAATCTCCCTTTCCAGCTTCGACACTTCGCCCCGTAGGAATGCCAGTGATCCCTTTGCGAACTCCTCAGCTACTTTTTTTGCCTTGGTTGTACTGGTGGTAATTTTGTCAATCTTTGTTGCTGCCTTTTCGCTTTCTTCACCTACCTTCCTAACCTTAACGGGTGTTTCTTCAATGCCGCCTAAAAAGTCGTCATAAGTCTTTTTGGCCTTCTTGGCCTTGCCTTCTAAGGGTGAAAAAATAATGTCGTAAAAATCGTTGACCTTATTCCCCAGGAATGTAAAGCCCTTGATCAATCCGTTAACAGTAGCGACCAATAATTCAAAAGGCTTTTTAGCGAGGTTGGCAATTTTCAAAAATGAGTTAAATCCGCTAGCAGCTCCTTCCCCGTTTTTCTCTACAACACCCAGGCTTTCCCCTAAGTCGGTAAGTGTCTTTGAAAGCGGGGCTAATACTTCTCCCAGGTCTTTTACCCCCTCGATTACCAAAAGCAACACCTCAAGCAATTGGGTTTGAATGATGGTAGTAACATCGCTCAAGTTGGCCCCGGCCCCACCTATACTTTCGGATACTTCAACGAGTTTGCGGTTAAATTCTGTGTTGATTTCAAGGGTTCGGAGCTGTGCAACTTGGTATTGATTAGTAGTATCAATCAATCCCAAAGTGGCTTGGTCAACATCCTTTAGCGATTTGATAAACTTAATCCCTGCGTCTTCACCCGCGCCCCTAAACACATCTGCAAGAACAGCCCCAGCCTTTGGCCCATTTTCTTGTACTGTATCAAGTTGCTTTGCCACCTCTGCAATGGCCCCTCCTATCCCTTTCTCCCCAATAATCTTTTGGATTTCTTGGCCACTGATTCCAATACCTTCCAGGGCCTTAAGCGTAGCGGGTGTCAATTCTCGCAAACTCAAAGCCGCTTCTTTTACCGCGTCGGCTCCTTTGTCGGAGAAAACACCCTCGGTGGCTTGTCTATTGGCGACCTTGAAAAACTGATCTGCATTCAGCCCGGCCTCTTGGAATAGTCGTGGGTACTCCCTGATGGTATCCAAGAACTCGCCATTGGCATTTGACCCCGCGACAAACCCCTCTTCGATCCTGGTTAAGGCTTCGCCAAAGGTGATGTTGAATGCCTTTGAAACAGCGTTGGCGCTTTCAATGATCCGCTTTTGATCCTCTCCGAAAGTATCAGCAGTGGCCTTTATTCGTGCAGTGAAGTCGTCCAATTCGGCCCCGGTAGCGTTAGTGAGTGTTGAGATTTCACCCCGCAATTCTCTGATGCCCTGCACCAATTGATACACATTTTGCAGGGCACCAATAAGGGCCTGCCCTATCTCTGCTGCTGCGCCTGGGATTGAAGCAAATGCTGCAATATCAAAGCCCGAAAGCTGGGTGAATACGCCTTGGAATGCTTGGCCATGGTTTTCGAAGTTGCGTTGAAATTGACCCAAACTCGCGTCAATGTCTTTGAGTTCACGGTCAAGCTCTTTGATTCGCTTTAATGTGCGCTCTCCAAACGCCCCTTGCCTTTCCTCTGCTGTCAGGTCTTTGTAGGAATTGAGAAGCCGTACCAACTCAGCATTCAGCGCCCGGTATGAGTTTTTGCCTACGTCAGCGAGTTCTTTTTGTCTGTTGATTGCGGCCTTTTCTTCTGCTGCCTTTTGTTTTTCGGCTTCTCTTGCCTTCCTGATTCCTTCTACTTCTTGATCTCTGAATTGCTTTTGTGTAACCCTTATTTCCTGAATCCTGGCAAGTGCGGCTTTGCCTATGGTGCTGTTTTTTTCCTCGTTGGAAAAGTCTGCATAAAGTTTCCGTAGGCTCTTTAGCTCTTCACCCAACCCATTGAATGAATCCTTTTGAATTTTGGCGCTTTCCTTGAATTGTTCGGCAATTTGTTTGTCTTGCTTGCCAAATTCTTCCTGTATTTTCTTTAATCCTGCGAGCTGTACACTTAATTTATTGTACTCTTCGGTGTTAAATTTCTCTGCCTTCCTGGCTTTGGTAGTATCATTTATCGCTTTTGCTAAGTCTTGTTGACTTTCAATTGCGGTTTTAATACCTTTTATCTCGACTTCGTACAATAAAACCTTTGTCATGCTGCTATTTTTCTAGCCTCTTCAATTGCTGCTTGGTATATTTCATCGAAATTCCCAACCAATAATTCAAAAAGCTTTATTTGTTCAATGGCTTTTTCGGCGTTCATTTCAAAGCCAAACTTTATCCATTCTGTTCGTCTGCCATTGTTGGTAAAGTCAAATGCCCCTGCAAGCGGGAACCCAAATACAGCGGCTTTATCTAAGGCTCTGAATGCAAATTGCTCAACTTCGTATTCAGAGAATGCAGGCTTTACAATTTTAGCCCACTCTAAAAACCTTGCCTCTGCCGCCGCACTCAAATCAACTTTGTTTGGCGGTATTCCCGTGTCCAAATCTAAAAGGTAATCATTGCCCTCAATGCCAATTCTCAAAGTATCTCCGACACTTTCGACAACTTTTGCCTTTAGTGAGGCGATCCCCCGGCCTGTTGCAACGTGGCCCTGTTCTCTCAATTCATCCTTACCTTTTTCAACCAGGCTTTCCACGGCGTTGAGGGCGATACCTACAAGCTCTTGATACGTGACTATCCGCATGACTCGCAGTTTGTGACGGGAACAACTGAGCTAGTGGGGTCGCTGTACTTCATTCTGGTTTCTATGGTTTCACACACTTGGATAGTGAACTCTACCGCATAGCCCCTTGCTCCGCCAATAGCTCCGTCGCTGTACTTGGTAAATTTCCAGCGTTCAGGGGCAATAATTGAGTTTTCAAGCCATTCCCCCGGCTCAAACTCGTAGGTAAATTGCCATGGCTCGTTGGCGATCTTCCAAGCGGATTCGCCCGGTGTTTGCCAGTACTCGCCCTGAGCGTAAGCAAATACCGAATGATCCATCAATTGACGAATGAACGAGCGCAAAAGGTACAGCGTGTTTTCAAACGTGCTTTCAGTTCCTAGTACTTCGAGTGGGCAATTCTCGCAGGTGTTTCGATCAAAAGCCACCACCAACAAATCTAAGTAAATGCGGTCACTCCTAATGGATTTGGTATAAGCTCCTGTTTCCTGTATCACAATCCCAGGATATTCAAATACTATCTTAGAAGGATCGCTACCGGATGCCTCCCAATTACGGGAAAAGAATCGCCCGGCTTTATAATCCCCATATGTGGCCCCTAATGACGGGTGCATGACACTGGGTTTCATATCGTCCACAAAAGCAGCAAAGGAGTTGATCCGGTGAGGCACTCCCTTTTTGTTTTGTTCCCGTGCTGCCATTTGGGCCACGATCTTTCGGCAAATGGCTATAAAATCAGCCTTGGTTAGTACTTTCATTGTAGGTGTAATTTTCAAGCTCTTCAATGAGGTTTTTATTATCATCCATGATGACAATTTCAATGTTTCTCAACTCTTGAATTAAAGACCTAATTGGCTTGACAATAATCTTATGCTTAATGGGCCTCTCTTTATTTTCAAAGAATGAGCGCATTAAATAAGTCATTGCGTCGTGCCCGTGATTGGTTTCTTGTGCCATTATACCCGTGAATTTTTAAGTGAAGTCAAAAAAACAAAATCCTCAAAGTCGCTCTTCCAAAGTGATTCCATTCCGCCGATGTACCATTGTTCCCGTAATGCTGCATCAAGTAGTAAGCGCCAGCCCATCAGCTCGAAAGCTTCCCGCGCCGCCGTTTCACGATCCCTGGTTTCTTTCGTCTTAGTTCCTCCACCCTGATAGGGAGAGCCGTTCCAGAAAAATTGGTAGTCTGGTTTTGCAGCCAAAGCAAGTACGAATTGATCAAAAAAAAACGAAGGGTTAAGACCTCGCCAGCCGTCACCCCTCTGAAAATTTCCATTCTGCTATTCAGGAAAGCTTCTAAATCTTTGCGGTTCCAGGGTAGGGCTTCGCCTTTCTTGCGTACAAGTATTGCCAGTTCTCGCAGTCCCAATGTAAAGTCCATACTACCAAGTGCAAACTTCTTTTCTTCCAAGTTCTTTTCGGCTATGCGTCTAAACTCAAGCACTTCAATTGCTTCGCCCGTGCTCACTCCTTCCAAGGTCAAAAACTTTGCCGCCTTGAGTTGATCCAGTTGGTATTCTTCACTACCAACAACCAGCTTAAAAACTTTGTCCTTAAGTGTTTCAGGCTTGAATGTGTTGATGATCGTGTTCAGGTGTGCGTATAGGCGCATTACAGATAGATCGTCTCCCAGGGTGACAGTAAAGCCGTTCAAAAACAATTCCTCAAGTGGTTCATCAAGTGTGAATGGTAAATCAAAAATCCAATCTCCGTACACGTAAGCCAATGCCCTGGTGATTGCAATAATTGCGGCCTGGCTGTCCTCTGTTTCTTGTGCGGTAAAATACTCTTGCTCCTGGTCTTTGAAGTCGCAAAACGCCTCCCACTGTATTTCATGTGCGGTAAGTGGAAGATTGATTGTGGTCCCTGTGGATAGTTGTGCAATCATCTGGCTATGATTTTAGCTCTTATTTCGAGCATGTAAATTGCCTGAACAATGCAGCAGAAATAGATTGCGCATGAGGCGAAAATAGACCCGTTGCACTCTCCGATTATCCCAAATATCGCCATCAGTTCAAATGTCGCCAATGTAATGTAAACGAGTAGGCACAAGTGGAGTAATATTTGATCTTTCATTAGCCGCAAGATTCGCATTTACCGGATGTTTCCCGCCCGGCTTTGGCTGAGTAATCGGGTTCCTTTCTGTACTCGCTTGGCTGCTTGGCTTGCTTTGCGGGTATCTCTTTGGGTTGGTGGTTAAGCCCTTCCTGATCCAAGAAAAATTCTACCACCCTTGGCTTATCTGCTGGGTAAAGCTCCCCTAGTGAAAGCATTGCTGACCGCCAGAATTGCGCCCTGTATCCTGCATTTTGTGCGTATGGATAAGCTCCGAGTAGCGCGTTAAATATCGCCTCTGCTTCTGGGTGTACCCACTCGCTTGGTTGGCTTTCGCCTGTTTGCTCAATTTCGGTTTTGACTTTTGCCATTATGTTTGATTTATCCTTTACCTGTTTTCATTTCCCCTGGCCTGGGTACGTGCTTCACTATCCAGGTGAACCCATACCGCCCAGCATCTAAGCTGTGGTTGTATTGGTCTATTGGGGTATCGCTTTTCTTATCGGCCCACACGTAATTATCAAGCTCGTTCTTGATGTTGGGACTATCTGACGTGACAATGATTTCGTAATCCTTCATATCCTTGATGCCTTGAATAATAGAGTTTGGCCCCTTCTTCGCCTCGATGACCCTAAACCCTTTGGAGCGCAAAAACATTACTGTGCGCTTTTCGTTGGTGTCAGATACAATGGGCTTGCTCTTATCTGGTATCGCGTCCTCCATCATCCTTAGAAGCCCCTCGTTTGAAAGCTCCGTTTCGTAAATCAATTCCTTTAGGTATATCTTTTTCCGCTTTCGATCTACTGCAATCTTCACAAGTGCAAGCGGGTCAGGGAAGTACCCAAAGTCCATAGCGTAAATATACGGCAACTTTTCGTCAAAATCACCCTCTGACCAATCCTCATAAATTACACCCTCTGCTTTTTCGATCCATTGGCCAATAATGTAGTGTGCATATTTCTTTGGGTTGTTGGATTTTAGGTCATAAATCCGGCGTAGGTAAGACTCTGAAAGGTTCTCTTTATTGTCAAGGTACGTTACATGGATGTGGGTAACGTCGGGGTGTGTTGAAATGCTGACAGGTACCCCGTCAATAATTTCCGTTCTCCTGGTGTCTTGAATCCAACGCTTATAAACCCAATGATTCTTGTTCGTTGGGTTCATAATTAAAATAATCAGGTTTGTTTTGTTTTTGTCCCTGATCGAAAGGTCGATCTTATCAAATTCCTCCTCGTCCGTCAATTCCTCGGCTTCATCCAGTACAAAAATATTGGCCTTGATTGACTTGAGCTTTGCGGTTTGGGATTTGGACCCAGATTTTAAGCCCCTGAACGATACGGCTGATCCGGTGGAGCCGCAATACACATCGTTTTTCTTTTGGGTGAAATAGGGGTGAAGGTTTTGAATGTCGATTTTTTCAGCAAATTCCAGTACTACCGAATCATTAGCCGCCGCCATGGTGTAGCGGGTGTACAAGATGCGTTGATTGTGATGCTCTGCCATAATGCGAGAGCAAAGAAGTGTAATAGCAAAAGACTTTGCAGCACCACGGCCTCCACTTAGCAGGACATAGCGAGTTTTTGGAGCTTCAAAAAGGGGGGCAAACTTTTCATTTACTCGGATTTCACCCATACTATTTTTGGAATGTCTGCAAGTTCTTGCGTGGTGCCTCCTATGGCTCCGATCTCAACCAGCTTTCTACCGTATCCCCTACTTGCGCCCTTGGTTTCTAGGTACCATTTTATCAAAACGGTATCGCCTTTTTCAATGGCTTTCATTAGGGCGTTTTCGGCAATGTCAATGTTTTCTTCTTGTAGCCTCATTACTGCGTCTCGATAGGCTTCGTCTTTCTCCATCCACCGCGTATGAGTGCCGCGATCTATGCCAACTTCTTTAGCTGCATATTTCACGACGCAATAGTGCGCGGCCAAAGATTTGAGCATAGCCGCCTTTTGTGCTGCAATAGTCCGCTTTCGTGACTCATTTGCTCTTTCTCTTTCTTCCTTTGTGAACCCCTGCTTCCCCATCTTTTTTCTTGTTTTCATTGAGTTTATCAAGCCCGCACGTAGAGCAATAATGCTTTCCGTTAATCAGCATCCACGATTCAACAATCAGCTTGAGATTATTGGCCTTTGCACCGCAAGTTGCGCAAGTGTATTTCATTTCTTCCATGTAAAAGGATTTTGATAGTTGAAACAATACGATCCAAATTGTAGATGGCTCTGTACAAAGATTCATCAATCATGTTTTGCCGTGGCCTATTCTCCCAGATATGCACGGTGTTTTCATTGATGGTAAACCAAACTTCCTTATCTCTGAATGTATTGTGCTTTGATATTTTGCAAGTCCCATAAGCGGCTACATTGCTGGAAAGCTCATGCAATTGAATTTCGCTTGCTGTGGTTGTGTGCCAATCCCCATTATCCAAAGCTATATTGAGGATTTTCAAAAGCTCTTCGCTTGATAGATCACTAAAGGTTCTTTTGTTACTCATTAGTTGCTTGGTTTAAATTCAAACTCAGTTACCCCTCTCAACAAATTATCCCACATCTGCTCTAAGTACGCTTCACCATGCTTTTGGTACAATCGGTATTCCTTCACAAACTTGTGATCCAGGTAGCCAGCCTTTTCAAATGCCTTGAAGAATGTAATTTTCTTGCGCTTGAATTGTTC